TGGCACTATTTTCTTCCCATAGCCACTCACCTTTCGTGCCTTTGAATTCATTTTCCATCTTCATCACCTCACTATTTATCGTTGAATCAATCTACATCAAACCACGTCATTCATCAAGCCCAAAATAGAATAACGTCGCTCTTTTTAGCTCCTCAAGACCATAAGCAATGGCGCCAAAGTGACCCTCTGCAATGGCGCACTCCAGAACCTCAATCTGCGATGGCGATACCTTTGATTTTGTCTTGTCACGCCTCTTCAGCTCAATCAGGCCGCATTTATGATTAATGCCGTTGGTTAGTATCACATTGTCACTTACACCGCTCCTGACGCCCATTTTGCTGCGCTTTTCGACGAATTGCGGCCCACTCTTTGTGCCAGTCTCGTTAGGAACATGAAACCACAGAACATCAGGGAAACGGTATTGCATCCAAAGACCATAGGCCATCTGGTCAGTGCCTTCCAGAGGACACTCCCCGCGATAACCGCTATCAAATACCCATATTCCACTATCAAGCTGCTTCAATTTGCTCTCCTATGAAATCCTTGCGGTGGATGATATCGCGGCCTTTATCGTTAAAACGATGCGTGATGCGTTTAGGTGCGCGAATAAGGCCAGTGAACGCCATGAATGCTTTTGCGTTGTGGCAATTCATGAGGTTATCAATCAGATTCCTGTCTGATACGTGGTTTAGTAATCCTTTAATCTTAAACTGATTTTTAAGGTACTTCTCCTGCCTGCCAAATGGATAGAACACCTCACTGGCCCAGCCATCTTTGCCGTTTTCTTTCTTGATGAAGTAACGATAAACAACGCCCTTCTCATCTTTCGTTAGCTCAATCTTGAAATCCTTGACTTCAGTCCATTCATTATCAGTATAAGCGCGCTCATTAAGCGCCGCATTAGGGTCGCGCAGCACATGGTCGCAGCAACGGCAATAGCGCGCCGTAGGGTCATTTTTGGCCCCGCATCCATCATCAAAGATGCGGATTCCGTGCTTGTCGAAACCGCAGCGGATAAAGCTGAAAAACTCCTCGCAACGACCATCTGGCGATGTTGCATCTTTACCGATGCAGCGCCGTGCATACGGGCTGTTCATCGTCTGGCATTTTGGGCATGGCACCTGCTCACCGCTGCGTTTTGCGCGTTGTGCTTCTGCTTCCTCAAGAATAGGGTCTTCGTACAGACCGCCAAGCTCGAACATGGTTCCGGTGAAGTCAAGGCAAAGATGGTTTTCTTTCACCAGACCTGCGGAAATCTGGTCAGGCTTTAAAAGGCGCATTGGTCGGCCAAGCAACTGCGTCAGAAGTGTCAGGGACATAATTTTTCTCAGGATGACAGAAGTATCCCAATATGGGATGTTGACGCCAGTCGTCAGGCAGCCGATTTGCAGCGTGTATTTTTTGCGCCCGGTGGCCGCATCTTTCAGCGCTTTCCGTCTGGCTTTCTGCCCCATATCCTCTGTAACAATGGAATAACTGCCTTCTGGTAAGTATTTTGCAGCCTCCTTGCAATGTTTTTTACCGGCGCAGGTAATGAGTACGCCGAGACGGTCACGCGTAAGCTCCATGACTTTGAGCATAATTCTTTGTGTCAATGTACCCTGCTTGAGGATTTCTTCCTGCATCTCTTTTAGCTGGCTATCAGTGAAGTCCTGCACGCCGTCAACGTCACTACTGGCAAACTCATGCAGGTCGTATTGCAAGTCTTCGATATCCTGGCCGCCGAAAATTGTCGGAACCAGAAAGCCAAGATCGACAAGGTATTTTGTGCTGATGTTGACTATTTCATGCTTCCAGTAAGCCCCCTTTATCGACTCAACGCCGCGAAATGGGCTGCCGGTGTAGCCTATGACTATCACCTCATGCCCGTACTTCGCTTTACAGCGCCGGTTAAGTTCATTCATGATGACACCGTACTGCGTCTCTGGCTGCTCTGATATTATGTCCTGCCAGTTAACCTGATGGCATTCATCAACCAGTATGTAGCGTGGTGAAAAGTCTGATAGCAGTGATTTCGTCACGGTGCCATCATCGGCTGTCTTATCAAAAAGACCATTTATTATTGTGCCCTCCGTTCCCGCGATAAGCGGATAGGCATATGCTTTACGCCCAAGAGATGCGCTAAACAGAGAATTTTTTACGCTCAGGTTCCAAAGCTCCTCAGCATCCTGCTCAATAATTTCGCCTTGTCGCGCGATGACAAGCCCCTCCCACCCCATATCCTGAAACCGACGGGCAATCATGGCTATCATGATGGTCTTACCAGCGCCAACTGAAGCGGTAACATAACTTGGCTTTGGCTGCTTGCCAAACTTGCGGATAACCTCAGCTGTCTTTTCATATACCAGCCACTGATATGGTCGCGGTTCAATTTCCCCGGTATGGATGCTGTCCCGCAGCTTACCCATATCCAGCTCAGCAATCATTGCATCAATTTTTTGCACTTCATCCACCTTTGTGTTGCTCAATCTACGTCACAATAGTAGACTGAATCTACGGCAATAATCAAGGTTAAATTATGCGATACGACTGGAAGGATATAGAGCCTTTAATGGCAGGAAACTGGGAGGCTGCTCTACTCTCAATAGTGAATATTGACAGGAATGTTTTTAATGGAAAGCATCAGCCATGCCCTCATTGCATGGGTAAGGACAGGTTTAGGTGGGATAACAACTTCGAAACAAAAGGTGACGGCGGCGCCATCTGCAACCAGTGCGGAAACGGCAGCGGCATCGCCTGGTTAATGAAGCTGTCAGGAATGACTTTTCCGGAGTCAATGGAGGCATTGGCCGGGTTTCTTAACATGCACCCACGCGAAAAACTTGAGGCGATTAGAAAGCAGCTCCCGAAGGTCAACCATGCTTCTGACTACCTAACAGAGGCAGAAGTGGCGTCCATCTTGGAAAAAGCAGGAAATGACACCATAACCGGCAAAACTGGTGAACTGGTGGCGATACCGCTCTACATGGCTGGAACTATGATGCCGTGCAATGTGGCATTCATTGCTGACGATGAAAGCGTGTCATTTCGCGCGGGTTTCAGTCATGAGTACACTCGCGGAAGGCTTACACGCGGCGCAGTGACACCCATCGGCGACAAGACAGAGTGGACATACCTGGTTGCAGATTACTTTGACGCATGGAGAGCGCATCGGCTTACCGGTGCTCATGTCTGGTGTTGCTGGTCTCCTGAAAACATGTGGGAAATTGTACGCAATGTCAGCGGTGAGCAGCGAGAAAAACTGCGCTGCATCATTAATAATAATTTCGATGAGGTATGCGCCGCAGAGAATGCAGGTCTGCCGATACTGATTACCGATGACGGGCAGGATATTCGTTACAGCGGCGCTATAAGGAAAAGGCTTTACACACCTGGTGATTTATTCGAAGCACTAAAAAACAAACCCTCCTGATGGAGGGTTTTTGTTAATCAAGATTGTATTTTTTGATGGCTGCATCCATAGCTTTGCAACAGTGTCTTATCGCTCTGTTTTTTGTGTTTGATTTGCCACACGCATGTACCTGGTGAGCGCCGTCATGGCGATAAATCAAATTAGTGGCAATGGCTCTCCAGTCATTCTCATGAGACGTCACCCCACGTTTGAAGCAAAGGAAATAATGACCATTAAAGCACTCCTGGGTAAGATCCATCACCTCCGAATGAAACACTGACGCATCAAATAGACACTGGTCTGCCGCACCTTGCAATCCGAACCACATGCCATCATGAGTGCCTGACATGGCGTAATAAAGGGCAGCAGTAACACGAGTGTTAACTTTCATTTCAGACCTCTCATGAATTTCATCCTGTTAACAGCAGACGAAAGTATGTTTCTTACAGAGGCATTCATTCGCAGACCAGACCATGACCCTTCATCCCTGAAGACGATTTTTGACCCACCATTAATAGCAGATACCTCAAGATCGATAGGTGAGTGCCGATTTTCTGTAATGGAAACCAGAACCTCAGAAATGAATCTGTCAGGCGTCACCTGTAGATGATTTGAATTCGCCGCTTTGATGATTGTCTCAATTCTTCCGCGACATAATCCGCTTTTCAGGACGGACGTGTAAGGCTTGTTAATAAACTTCTTCCCTGCCATCACCTTTCTCATTTTGGCTATGATATTCTCCCACTCGTCCTCTTCAAGACCGCTAAATGCAACGTCACCTTCGATATAATCACGAAGTGCGCGCAGATGGTTAATGACTGTCATATATGCCCATTCAAGATGCCTGTCGCATAAAACAGGCGTCATCCCATTACGGCTGGAAAGGTCTGCAAATGCGCATATCGAGGCAAGGTCTACAATCATCTGCCCGGCGCGCGGGACAACATCGCCAATTACGCCATCCACATTCCCAAGACATTTTTCAAGATGGCAGGTGAGCTCATAACGTCTGTCATTTACCTTTTCGCTTTCAAATTCAACGCGGGTTATTGAGCGAAGGATTCTTTGCTTCCACTCATTCACTATTCTCCTGTTGACCTCACCTGATGGCTGCTCTCTTTTGAGCAATGGCATTTCCTCGTCATCTCCATGACCAAGAATAAACAACGTCCTTCCCATGCCGCCATCTTTCTGCCATGACCTTACAGCATCAATACCCTGAACCGGCGTTACAGTGATTAGCGGAATAAATCGCGCGTTCTCAATCCCTCCATCTCGCGTGCATAATTCATGCTCCGCCATGACTTTTTTCAGGTTTCTACCTACGCTGTGATCCATCTGAGACAATCTTTTATAATCAATCATCCCATCCTGCGCTCCGCCAATACGCGGAACAATCCAACCCTCTGCCATCGCAACGCTGACTATCGTTTTTGGGTTCATGGCTTTAGCCATATTCTCCTCGATATCCCTGATTATTGTCCTTGTCGGGACCCACCCACCCTCATCAGATAAACCGCGATACCACGGGGCAGTTCCTCCAAGATAGGCGCTTCGAGGGTCATTCCATGAGTCAATGTGCTGCTTATCATCGTTTACCACGTAAAGCAGAGAGCCATCACCTTCAATCATGCTTGTCTGTATCTGCTTTAATGATGTTGCAGTCGTGGTGCAAAGGCGGTCGCTTATCATCAGAGCTTCGGCATATTGTTTTATAAAACTTACCGGAGCCTGCTTACCAGCACCAGATCGAGCCACAAGGAAAATGCCAGTTGAGCACTTGCTACCTGTCGGGCCAATAATAAATCTGCCCGCCATTATCTGAGCAAGGCCAAGCGCTCCAACAAGTCTATATTTTTCCCCATCGTCACGGCGCTCGAAGTTTTTCTCTATCTCCTGGATGAACTCGCCAAGCGAACCTGGAGGAATCTTGTATTTTTCCCTGAATTCAGGAATGTCAGCCTCATCCAGCGGGTCTGTTGATGAATCAAATTTACCAACTGATTTCTTCATGGCGATAATTTCGTATGTATTCATCAGCAAACCTTCCAGATGTACAGGAATTTACCCATTGGCCCGTTTTTTGTTTTGATGTTCATGTTATGCGCAATTGCGATCTTTGCAGCATAAGAGCGGAACATGTTTCTGTTCATTCGATACTCTGGCGGGATATCAGATAAGCCACATTCCTCTTTGTAACCCCTGACTACTGCATCTGATAAATCATTTTCGAAATGTACGGATATCACCTCCCCGCTCTTCATAGCGGAAAGGTGGTCATAAACGAACTTCATCTTTGAGCCTTCTGCGTGCATCACTTCCTCCTTCTTCTTGCGTTATGCAAATTGTACTGAACAATCTGCACTCGCGCAAACTCTTTAATCAACAGAAGCGCCTAGCATCATACAGCGCGCCAATAGTTCAAGTTTTAACCAGTTCCCAGGAGTTCCCGCCCATCTGGGAACTCTCAGGCCGCGCGCACCAAGGATTGCAGAGGAGTTCCCGAGTTCCCAGGGAATTCCTCTAGTAAAAAAGTAATATATACCTTTAATATATGCTGTTGTTTTTACTAGAAAAAATTAATTTCATCATTTTTGGAAAAATTAATTTTTAAGGAAAAAACTGGGAACTCGGGAACTCGTTGATTTATAACAATAAATCGCGGGAACTCGCGCGGGAACTGCCGGGAACAGCGGGAACACTGGATTAATTCACAGTGTTATATTTATTTTCACCATCATATTGACGTAGATTGAGCGCCATCGTATAGTTACCACACCAACAACGAAGAGGTGATGAAGAATGGCAAAGCTTTATAAGGCAGTAGATGAGATTGATGGGGTAGAAAGTGGATTTCTTATTCATGATGGCATGGTTGCCATCAGTCCATGGATTTACGAGAATAAAGAAAAAATTCGCATTTCAAAAAAATTCATTAATATTTATTCGTATCAAAACATAGAAGCGTTTGAACGTCGCGCAATCAACCCTGTACTCATCGCGGAGTGGTAATCATGACCAAAGCAATCTACACACGCACTCAACTGGAACCAGATATGGGCGCCGTTAAAGCGCAAAACTTCATGATGGCGAAGGCAATGCATGCATACAGCAACGGTAAGCGAGTCTGTCGCGTTTTTAGTGGCGAAGGCAAGCAACGAACGCTTGAGCAGGTTATCGTGTCTTCTGGTGCAAACTAAACCGGTTTAGCAACGATGAATAAATTACTGGCAGTGGTTTTACTGGTTATCGCTAACGCGGCAAGCGCTGAGACTATATGGGTCACGAAGTACGCGCTGACCAGGGGTATTCAGAAGTACGAAAGAGCACAGCTATTCGCAGATGGGCAAGTAGCAGTGGTTGGCGATGTTTACTTTAAACGTGGTGAATACTGGCTTGATGAGCAACAGGCAAAAGAGCATGCAGAGACTTTGCGGCAACGCCGGGTATCTGCGCTGATGCGTGAGCTTGAGCGTTTACAGGCGGTTAAGTGAGGATCTATGGATATCGAAATTAACGAAGTTCAGGAAATTATTAAAAACCTTGAGAGCAGCGGTGAACTCTCAATCAAAGAGGAAAAATACCTCGGGGTTGCAAAGCTGTGCGTGCAGCTGGCTGCGGAGAACTCGTGGATGAAGGCAATTAGTGATGATCGCCGTATGTTCATCATGAACGGGGTGCAGTTGGGTTATATCAAAGTGCCGACAGTTGAAACAGACCCGGCCCTTGAAACCATCCGTATTGCTGTATCACCGCAAGAACCAACCCCCGCCACCGATCGCATCGTAGCCGGGGTTAAGGCTGATGGGGTGGAGTCAGGAATTAAAACCATCATGATTATGCTGAATCACCAGGCTCCTGGCGTCAGCGATGCAATCAACGTGTTGCGCGCCCACTCCTCTAAGCTGCGCGAGGGGGCAGACAAATGACCAAATCAACCATAACCAGAGAGGAAAGCATTCAGGCCGTATTCGATTTAAAGGTTGGCTATCGTCTTGGATTTTCCGACATAGAGATTCTCAAGCGAGTGGCCCGCATGGCGCTGTCCGCAATGCACAGCGAGTCTGAGTGTCTGCCACTCGACTATCTGCAGGGGCACAAAGACGGTCTGGATTGGGCCTCTCGACTGGCAGAAGCCAATCACCCTGAGACCGGAGACTGGCTTTACGATGACCCCATAGAACTGGCAAAAGCTATTCGCAAAGGTCCAGATATGCCGCTAGTGCAGCCGATAGCGGACAGCGAGCCGGATCGCAATCCTGTGCTGGCGTATGCTGACAGTTATCGTGATATGGCGAAACAAGGCGTTGAGTCAGTACCTATTTGGAGCGTCATTACCGACCTCGAGCGAAACATAGCGCCGCTCTATCGCCACGCGCAGCCAGCGGATCGGGAAAACGATATGTCACGCATTTTCGCAGAATCGTATCAGGTTGTTGGCGCATTGGCTGAGGCGCTCAATATTTTTGATGACCCTTGCGTTATCAAGGCGCTTGACAATCTGTCGGCACAGGAACTGGTTCACGAAGATGTATTGCCATTTTCGGTGGATGAAGCTGCGCAGCCAGCTCCGGGTAAATGGATTCCGGTAAGTGAGAGGATGCCAGAGAATAATCCGGGGAGTTACGAATATCTGGTATTCGAAACGCTCAACAACCGGGTGAATCACGACTACTGGAATGTACCAGATAAAGGTGATGATGAGTTTACACCATTCTGGAACTATTACGGCGAGCACGTCACCCACTGGATGCCTATGCCAGCAGCGCCACAGGAGACTAAACCATGAAACCCTACATCATCCGCCGCTTAATCTCCGCAGCGGTAGCTGCATTCTGGATTGCTATGGCGTTAGCTGTCTACTTTATCTTGAGGTGATTTATGCTGTGGAGCGATATTCAGGCCGCATGCGAAGAGGCTGATTTTCTTTATGAGGATACCGGAAAACATCATTCCGTCATTCAGGTTGGCAGCATGATGCTGGTTGTTGAGCATAACAGCATGCTTCGGTATATGTACTCAACGACGAGGTATCAGTGATGCCGCAAAAATCAAAGCAGGAGGTGTGGAAGGATGCGCAGATTGAAGGAGTCGACCACTTCATAGCAGCAATCGCCAAAGCCTTTCCTGATGCTATTGAGGTGGTTCACGTTCAAAGCAATGACTGTAATGTTTGGTGTTATGCGAAAACTGATGTACAATCATCTCATCAATCATCACCCACCACCCTTTAACCCGCTTCGGCGGGTTCTTTTTTATCTACGCCATGTGTTAATATACTTGTATTCGGTTTACGAAAAGACGAAAACGACATGGCAAATCCAAATCCGATTATGAAGTTTTCTGCTGAATACCAGCCAGCAGGAAGAGGTTTAAGCTATAGAAACAGGTTAATAGAAGCACTAAAGCGCTGCGGGATGGGTGAAGAGGAGTTTCTTGACGCATTCATTCGCACGTCAATCAGAATGGTGGAGGAAAATCCAACTCAGGGCGTCCAAATGCTGAAAGAAATATTTCTTCGCATCAGCCCCATGCAGAAGACAATGGCCCCTCCTGTTGAGTTCAAATATCAGAAGGGTGCAACACCGGTGCAGCAGATTGAAGATGTCATTCAGTCAGTCTCGCTTGGTGAGCTTCCCATTGATGTTGCGTCTCAGGTTGTATCAATGATTAAGGTTGGCCTTGACGTCAAAGAGCTTACTGAGCTTGCCGAGAGGCTGGAGCGGCTTGAGAAGGTGATGGAGAGCGCGAATGGCTCGTAAACGCCTCTCTGCACTGGCAATCGAAAAGCTGGAGTCGCAGGTGGATGATGCGCTGACCGATGTTGCCGAGTCGGCTATATTCGGCATCTGCGATATGCAGAAGAACGTCATCAAGCGCCTCAGAATGACCGCTAACGGCGTGGAGGATGTCACCCATGCAACCACGCAGGCCGACCATTTAATCCCCGCAAAACTCGAAAGGCTGCTTTATCCGAAGCGTAATAAGGTCGTCTTTGGCGGTCGTGCATCAACAAAGACCCGCACCGTGGCAACCATACTCACCGAGTCCGCGCGATTCAGGCCTGAGCGTATTGGCTGCTTCCGCGAAATTCAGCAGTCTATCGAGGACTCCAGCTATCAGGAGCTGGTAGATGAAATCGACCGCAAAGGCGAATCATCAGAATATCGCTGCATCGACGGCAAGATAACCCACAAGCGAACGAAATCAAAATTCAGGTTCCGTGGCCTTTATCGCAACATCACAGGCGTCAAGGGCTTTGCCGGGATATCGAAAGCATGGGTGGAAGAAGCTGAAAACGTCAGCCAGGCATCGTGGGATATCCTTGAGCCGACCATCCGAGCGGAAGGGTCTGAGATATGGGTGACGTTTAACCCCAATAAAGAAACCGATGCCACATGGACTCAGTGGGTGGCGCCCTATTACAACAAGATGGTCGACGGCATCTATGAGGATGATGACACATTAATCATTGAGTGTAATTACCGAGACAACCCGTGGTTTTATGACACCCCGCTCCCGGCATCCATGGAGAAAATGAAGGCAGTCGACTTCGACCGCTATCTCTGGATTTGGGAAGGTAAATTCAACAAACGCAGCGATGAGCAGGTGTTTGGTGGTAAATGGCGCACAGCATCGTTTGAGGTCAATCCTGAATGGCATGGCCCATATCACGGAATGGACTTCGGTTTCAGTGGCGACCCTGCCGCAATGGTTGAGGTTTGGGTGGAAAATCTATCCGGCGACCGGCGCAACATTTATATTAATCGTGAGTATGGCAAGGTTCATCTTGAGATTACCGACCATCCGGCAGCAATGGACCAGGCATTTCCGATGGCACGCAAGGCTCGATGGTATGCCGACTCCTCAAGGCCGGAAACCATCAGCCACATCAAGCGCGCTGGCTTTGACATTCATCCCTGCAACAAGTGGCCAGGCAGCGTCGAGGACGGCATAACGTGGCTAAGGGGTTGTGACAACATCATCATTCACGACAGATGCACGGAAATGAAAAACGAGGCTGCGATGTACAGCCACAAGGTCGACAAGAATACAGGCCTTGTGCTTACTGAAATCGTTGATAAATACAACCACTATTGGGATGCGGTACGTTATGCGTTAAATGACTACATCGTACAGCGCGGCTCTGGTTGGATTAGGAGGAGCAGGAGATAAGATGAAGCCCCGTTGCCGGGGCGGCATGGTTATGCATTGATGATAAAATTAAACGCGCCAGTTTTTCCTGTTTTCTCAACGTATTCAGCGTATTTCTGGTTGATTCCACCTTTAAAACTGGCAGCCATCGGCGTAAGGATTTCATACATTACCGCAGCAAAGGTGGAGCGCTTATCTTCGTCAAATGCCAGGTATTCATTGGTCATCTGCTGCTGCCTCTGGAAGAAAGTCATGATTTCTTCATGGATAACTACCATCACTTCCGCGTCAGTCATTTCAGCAGTAACCCGCGCCTCAACACCCTCAACGATGAACGGTGCTACTTTTTTGAACTGGTTCAGGATGTTTTCCATTTTGATTTTTTCGCTTATCTTCGGCATCGCGCCACCTCAATGACTACAATCTACATCAACCACGAATCCACGTCAACATTTATAATAAATTATTTGTAAAGCCAGCAGTGAATCCCCGCATTGCGCATGGCTGCATAAATCACGTCATCAGACACGACCGCCATTGCCACCCTGTCAGCGTCAATCTGCTGGTGCGAAGCCATGATGTCATCATAGAAAATATCGTTAGCATGCAGCCACTCATACGCATGCTTTGCTCTCATGATAAGTACATCATGCCCGGCAGAGTAGAGCGACTTAGCCAGCGCAACGTTGCCAGCAATAGCATTTCCTTCCGAATCGCGCAGCACGCCATCAAGCTCGAAAATGACACATTTCATAAGATTTCTCCTAGAGGTTTCATTTTAATCTACGCCATGCTAGAATCTACGTCAAGGCGCATTGACATAACTACATCACCGGGGCATCATGAAGGCATACTCATCTTTTTCGTGGGAGCAAAAGGAGAAAATATACTCGCTCGCAAGAGCTGGCGTGTCGGATGAGGCGCTGTGCGAAAGGTATGATGTTGATGAGGCTATCCTTCTGCGCATGTATGATGAGGTGCTGTGTGAGTTGCAGCGACGCCGTGGTTATAGTGGTCTGAAGACGATTAACGATTTCTTTCGGAATGTTGATTTGATTGGTGATGGTGATGATAAAGAAAAAGCCGCAAATGAAGATGCGCAAAGCTGCAATGGAGAAGTACACGAAAAAAATTGATATTAGTTTTATTGATGGTGTTGGCATGTACAATCACGCCTGTCATCTGAATGCGGTAAATCGCGCAAGAGCAGGGAATAGCGCCGCCGTGGTTGAGGTTGTTATGATTAATGATGACTCAGTGACAGCGCATTACATCAACATGCAGGCAGATGGTAAATATGTTGATTACACTCTTGGATGGCACTGGTCAGGGGCTGATTACCGATTTGTGCGATATGTTCCGTTTACTGAATGGAGTGACATAACAAGTTCGCTTGAGCGTCTCAAGGCAGAACTTTGCAAGCCAGTCGGTAAATGGATGCGCGCCTTTATGTTAACCAATAACGAAATGTGTTGAGGTGATTTATGATTATTGAAGGTGAATGTTTTCACGATGTTAAGTTGTTTCTAAGCGACAGCGGAGCGCTGCATTGTTCGCAGCAAAATGATGGGACCGGAAGAGATGACAAGTTAATCATCGACAAACATCAGGCCGCGCAGCTTATCGAATTCCTGCAACGCTGGGTTTATGGCGAGGAGATTGAGTGATGAGCGAATACCTCTGGTGGTGCGGGATGGTTGCCAATATCGCTGTGGCGATATTTGCCCTGCTTGTTGTTTGGGTGTGGTTTGTTTTCCCGGCAGTAGAAGCTATAAGCATGGTCAGGTGGTACAAGGCAATTGCCAGGGAATATCCTGATGTTAAGCTGAAGGGGTTTTTTCGCATGTTTGTCGGTTGCTATGAGATTTTTGGTCGCACATTTGAATGCACCAGATGCAAATATGGCAGCTGGTATGGGGTCGGGAAGTGGCGCGTTTATAATAACGAGGGTGGTGACAAATGAGCATTTACTTTATTCATGCGGAAGCCTTTCTCAATAATGGCTGTGTGGCAGAGAAGTTAAGCGGAGTGATTGTAGCCACCGACGCAGTTGCTGCGCTAGAGAATTTCTGGCTGGATGACATGGTATCGTCTTTAACATCACAAGGCATCAAAGTCGTAATAGACAAATTCGAAAAGGTGGAATGATGAAAGCTGTCAAAACAATCCTGTTCTGCATCATCAACCCGCACCTGATTGTGATGCTGGTATTCGCTGCCATGCTTCTTGGAGCAAGGAAGTCACTTTATTATATTTCCGACAAGCTGAATGATGCTGCACGTTACATCCAGAGTGTTGACTATAAACTTGCTGGTAAGTCATATCCAGCATGGTTACGTTCGCTGGTTGATGATGAGGTGAAGTGATGACAAGAAAAGAGATTCATGATGTGGCGGTTGGTTGCAGGAAGTGGATTGAAGAGATATGGTTTAAGCCTGGATTCAGTGGAAAGCGCTATAAATTGTACGCCAAATGTCGCGGTTTAGTTCTTGGGGATAGAATAGAGCTTGCTATATTCCATAACAATGATCAGGCTCTTCAAGAGAGAGCCTTTGGTGACTGATACCATGCTATAATCCCATCCATACGATGGGATTTTTTATGGTGACGAAATGTCAAAGTTAGAGGCGGTAAACGCCTATATTCAGCAGCGAGTGGCGAACAATAACAGGCTCATCGAGCGTCAGCGCCGGGAGTTTAGCGGTGTAAACATAGACCAAAAGCATACCCGACTGTATGTCGAATGCGGCTACCCTGAAGAAATCACCGCCGAGATGTTCCGCTATGCCTATGAGCGCTATGCACCAGCAACAGCTGGCGTCAATCGCGTACTCGATAAGTGCTGGCAGACTCCGCCACAAATCCTTCAGGAAGGTGCCGATGATAAAGCAAGCACCCCATGGGAGAAGGCCGCCAATAAGCTGTTTAAGCGTGCTGCGCCATTCATCAAGGATGCAGACCGCCGCAACCTCATCAATCGCTATTCCGGCCTCATCCTGCAAATCCGAGACGGAAAGCAGTGGAATGAGCCGGTAGACACCACGAAAACAAAACGCATCAAGGATGCTGCCATTGTCCGTTACATTCCGGCATGGGAAGAGCAGCTTCGCGTTAGTGAGTGGGAAAATGATGAAGCCAGCGAGGACTATGGTCAACCGAAGATGTACGAATATCAGGAGTCGGTAGTCGGCGCCTGCAACAGCGACGGCAAGCCAACGCGCTCCCTGAGCATTCATCCAGATCGCATTATCGTATTTGCCGAGGGTGCGATGGATGGCTCCATTTACTCTGGCGTTCCGCTTCTGCGTTCCGGGTATAACCACCTAATCGACATGGCGAAAGTCACTGGCTCAAGCGCCGAGGGCTTCCTGAAGAATGCCAGTCGACAGCTAAACGTTAATTATAATAAAGACAACGTCTCCGCTCAGTCTCTGGCGCAGCAAATGGGCGTTCCGATGGAGGAATTGGCGGACGTGCTCAATGAGGACGTGGCGCGCCTGAATGAGGCGATTGATGCAGCTATGTTCACGATGGGCGCTGATGTCAAAGTGCTATCAGTGACGCCAGCCGACCCAGGGCCGACATGGACTATTGCAGCCAACCAGTTTGCGGCATCCATTAAGAAACCATTCACCATCCTGTTTGGCCAGCAGACTGGCCGCCTCGCATCCAATGAGGATAAAACCGACGATGCCATGAGCGCTAAACAGCGCCGTGAGGACTGGCTGGATTACATCATTTCGGTATTCATCGACCGGATGATTTCCTTTGGAATTCTGGATAAGGCGCCAGAGAGCGGTTATTACTGCAAATGGGATGACCTGCTCGCGCCTTCCGAGCTGAACAAGGCCGACCTGCTGGTTAAACTTGCTACCGCAAACGAGGCTGTATTTAAGTCAGGTCAGCTTGCCCTGATGACCGCAGATGAGATGCGCGGTATTGTTGGTATGGAGCCTCTGGAAGAGCAACTTCCTGATGGATTGCAGGAAGGTCAGCAGCAAGAACGGCAATCGCAGCAGGGCAAACAGCAGGGCCAGACCGATGCGCCTCCTCAAAATTAATGCCCGGCTTCCGCAGCCAAAATTAAGCATGAGCCTGACGGACCCACTAGGCGCAGTGGGTCGCGTCAATAAGATGGTGCGTGATGTTGACGCCAGATATGTGACGCTAAAATCGCAGGTCGCCGGGCTGTTCCGCACGATTCCTGTGGCGACCGGCAATGCTGAGGCTGGAAATTATTATTATGATTTCTCCGCCTACCGCGCATCGACATTCTTTGATGAGCTTCAGCGCATTCTTGATGGTCAGTTGCTGGAAGGTGACGATTTCACGCATGGAAGGTTGTGGGCATCATCCTATGTCAGCGACGCCATGTACGCCGGTACGCAGAAGGCAAACTCAGACCTTGGCGACCTGTCGTCGGCATACAAAGACAGCAGGCCGCTTGCTGAAATCCTGTACTCTCAGCCGTATCTCGACCGGCTACAGATTGCGTACACTCGCACGTATAACGATTGGGGCGGCCTTTCAGATTACACGCGGCAACAGGTGGCAGAGGTCATCACTGCTGGCATTGCAAATGGCGACGCTCCTGGAGTGGTTGAACAAAACATCGTTAACCGCATGGATGTATCAAGGAGCTATGCGCGCTCCATTGCTCAGACTGAAATCACCAACACCCTGCGCGAGGCTAACAGGCGCGAAGTGAAAGAGGCGCAAGTCACGCTGGGTATGGACACCATCATGCTCTGGCAGTCGGCGCTAATGAAAACCACCCGCGTCACTCATGCCGCGCGTCATGGGAAGTATTACACCCCGGAAGAGATTGATGAGTTCTACAGCGAAGGGGCAAACCGCCGTAACTGCCACTGTGCACAAACCCCGGCGCTGGTGATGGATGGTAAGCCAGTTATACTTGAGAAGACGCAGGAAAGGCTCGATAAGCAACGTGAAGCATGGCAGGATACACACAAGAAAGCCGCCTGATGGCGGCTTCTGCTTATTTGTATTTAGGGGTTCTGTAACACATCAGGAATCCAGTGTTATATGAGTATGCACAATCCCATTTATCTCCGTGATTAACCTCAACCCCACGATCAAATCCGTATTTTTCGCCGATCGCAAATCCAGAGACAAATATAAATATGACAACAATTGTTGCAATCAAAGCATCTTTCGCACCTTTCTTCATTCTAGCCCTCCAGCTTCACTCCGGGGATTTTACCTGCTGCGATGGCGTCATATGCGAGCTCACCTGATAACTCTATTGGGCTCAAGCAATTAAAAGCATCTACCGCAGCATCGCGCTTCCGCTCTGCTTCGGTGCGGATTGGGCGGAATGTTACATCACCAATATTGTAGGCATCCTCTATGCCGCTCTCTTCCAGCTTAATGACAACAATTTGATCACTTGCGAAAAGTATCCTGCATGATAGCCATTCATCGCCAGCCCATGAGCGTTCGCACACGCAACCAACTGGAGGTGTCACGCCTTCTCCATTCCAAACCGGCGCAGCATCCTGACCTATGCACTCATTCAGGTCGGCTTCGTCATCAGCTTCGGCCTGCTCTGCTTCCTGCGGCTTGTGCAGGCGGTAGGAGATGATGTCGTTTCTCATCCCATCATGTAACCAGTGATAATAAGTTGCCCCATGCCCACCGGCCACCAGTGCTGGTGTTCCAATTCTATCGGGGTATGCTTGACTATCACGATAGCGAACATAAACCAGCGTGCCGCGCGGTACCGGGCATTCGCCACCAGGCCAATCAATCCAGTCATAACCAGGGCCGTCATAATTACCACATTTACTGCAAAGATAACCAGACTGCGTTCTTCCCTCGCTTGGAATCCACTTATGATCGCAGTGCTTGCTGGCAGCCAACGCGGCTTCGTACTGTTCGCGGGTGACCGCATTTGTGTAACTGCGCGGGTGTTTATATTTGTTCCATGCGTCGGATGCCATAGGTAAAGAAAGCCACCGCGGAGCGAATCGACCATCAAAGAACACTCGTCCGGATGCATGTGTAGAGATTTCGCAAACACCCTCCGGCCAACCGCCAAGCGGCGGCAGTTCTTCAACCAAAATATCAATCAGCTTCATTTCTTCTCTCCGTTATAAATGCTTTTCAGTTCACCCATCACATTCAGCCATGCTGCATGCTCATCCATGCCGCGCATCACCAGCTTAACGTAGCGATTACGGGCATCAAGCATCAGGCGAGGGCACATTACAAGTCACCCATGCTTGATACGCAAAGTGCAATTGTGATTGCCTTAATTTCTTTTGGTGTCTTGTTCGGCATTGAGTAGGCCATCTTCACTGTTGCGCCAAGCACCTTGTTGGCATCCACGCCGTACTCAGGACTTTGTGCTACCGCCATTGCTATGCTCTGAGGTACGCCGGAATCACGAGCATCGGCCGCGGCGAAACCGACATCACCAACTTTGTTGCACACCTCACCGGCCGATGCGCCAAATGAAGCCATTGCGATAATTGCTACTGCGATTAATTTTTTCATTTTTACTCTCCTGTGTTTGTGTATCTACATCATCGCTTACGATTCAATCTACGTCAATAGGATTATGATAAAATAATCTGCATCACCGGAGGTAACAAATGAAACTATCAACGCGCGGAAAGAATTTAATTAAATCTCACGAAGGCCTGGTGCTTGCAGTCTACCCAGACCCGGCAACCGGAGGCGCTCCGTACACCGCCGGATACGGTCATACCGGAAGCGACGTAAAGCCGGGAATGAAGGTCACGCAGGCAATGGCTGACGCATGGTTTGATAAAGACCTAGCGAAATTTGAAAGCGGCGTCTCGTCACTCGTCACTGCCCCAACAACTCAGGGCCAATTTGATGCAATGGTGTCGCTGGCCTATAACATCGGCCTTGGCAACTTCGGAAAATCTACCCTTCTGAAGAAGCATAACGCCCGCTGTTACACCTGCGCTGCTGACCAGTTCAGGGTGTGGAATCGTGCGAACGGCAAGGTCATGAATGGACTCACCAAGCGCCGCGCTGCCGAGCGTGAGGTATACATGTCATGAAGCGCCTCAGTAACTGGCTTATCGGCATTTGGGCGTCATTCTGCTCGCTGATTCAGCTCTGGCCCGATGCCATGGTTCACGTATGGGCTTTCATGCCTGAAGACCTCAAGTCTGCCATTCCGCCTATTGCGGTCAAGGCGATCAGCTACAGCATCCTTCTTGCCTCGCTGTTTGGAAAAATGCACGGCATGAAGAAAGAGATTAAGGCGCTGAAAAATGATTCTGCAAATCCTCAAGGCTAACTGGAAGGTTGTTGCGGCCATTATCGGCGTAGCACTGCTAGCGCTGATTATCTACGGAAAGTGGGTCAATTACGGGAAGGCGAAATATAACTCTGGATATCTGGCCGCCGTAGAGGCGCAGAAGGTAAAAGACAAAGAGGCAAGCGAACAACATGAGCAAGATAAAAAGACCATCGAGCAGGAAGCGCAAGGCCGCATTGATGCCGCGCGTGCTGATGCTTCCGCTGCTGCTGTTAAGTCTGGCAGGTTGCAGCAACAGCTCGCCACAATCAGAAAGCAGCTCGTCGATTACTCCAGAACTGAGTCCATTGGCAATCCAGCCTCAAACACCGGAGTTTTGCTTGCCGACGTGCTCAGCAAATCTGTCGAAAGAAACAGACAACTGGCAGAATATGCTGACTCAGCAAGAGAAGCAGGATTGACATGTCAGGCGCAGTACAATTCTCTGAGGGTTAAGCGATGAATGGCGAGATGAAGAAAGCGAAAGCATTGCTGCGTGATGGCGATAGTGGAAAAGATATTGACTGGCGAGAGGTAATAAAAACAACTCGGTCAGTAGCGCGGAGAAGCTCAATAGAAACCGACGCAAGGCTGCGCAATAAAAAAGCCCCGTAATGGGGCCTTGTTTTAAATTAGTTCCACGGAGTTATGCATAAAGAGCCTCCATTTTGTACCCAAACATGATTGCATTCTGATGCTCAACACTGCCAGCAAACGCCAGATAGCGGCGGCCACGGTTACTGGTGATAATGTAGGCTGCTGGCTCACCGAGCCTCGGGATATGATAGTCGCGTGTGGCTGGCTCGTGAAATTCCACCATATCAATTTCAATGCGTGGTATGGGGTCGTTCACTTTTCTGCCTCCTCTGTTACCTTTTCTTTCATCGCCATCATAAGGATAACCGCAGCAGCGCAAAAACCACCAACCCAGAAATACCCGAGAGCAAACATCACTGCTACTTCACAGAAAGATGTTATCGCCCCATACTTTTTATGAATCCATAGCGGCTTTTTGTATTTAGCTACCGCCTTTTGTAGCAGGTCATCAGATGCGATTGTGCTGATGGAAACTATGATGCCGCCAATACTAATGAACCAGAAAAAAGCCATAGCCATGTTATACGCATACACGTTTTGCATAAACAGACCGAAGTAAATCAGTGGCCAAATCAGGAAGATATCCCATGCGATGTTTTTCAGAAGACGACTCATTATTTTACTTCCCCGTTCAGTTCATTAACAATTAATGTTGCATAGCCAGCAATATCTTTCCAGCTATCGTCGTATGTCGGGTCGCCATTCAGGATGCGACCAATTTTATGCTGAATCATGTCGAGCGCTTCCTTCTGACTCGCTGTCAGGTTATTCCAGCCATCAACGTCACGCATGGTATCCTTCAGTGACTGCATGATATCTGCGCCGTCTTTGGATTTACCGTAGCGAGTGCCGCGCTCGGTGATAAGGGCTTCTGTTGCGGTTGTAAAATGCATCGACCCGCTCACCTCCGTGATATTCATTGGCTCACGATATGCGATAACGATATCACCACCCCTTTCGATATCATCAGCGCGGCCTGCGTAATCCGCACTGAGCCAGTAGATTTTTCCGCTGGTTGCTGATTTAACAGCAAGAACGGCATCTTCATGGCCGTTAAAATAATCAGCGCTTCCCTTCAGGTATTTGTATCTCATCACTCACCTCTCAATGTGACCTTGTTTTTCTCATCCACGCTGAAGTGCTCACGCACAAACGCATACATCTTTTCAGCGCTCCATTCCCGCATTGCTACATAGCAGTGCGCGTAATATCTGACATCTCGCAGGCTTAACGGCTGGCGCTTAGCGATAATCTCAGTCAATACTTCCAGTGGTTCTTTGCGTTGTCTCGCCATTGTCGCTCTCCTGTGAAAATCATCTTGACGAATCTACGTCAATTAGTCAATACTCTGTGTTGTAGATTGTACCATAATGATGAGAGGTGGTGTGGAATGAAGAAGTGGCAGGAGGTGACGGAGGTTCATAAGCGCGATTGCCGGGAGACTCTGCAAATGCTTAATGTGCCAGAGTCAATCATTAAATCTATCGAGCAGCGCATTGACCTGGCTGCTATGGAGGCCGCCCATGAAGCCGAGGAAGCGCAAATGTTGTCATGGATGGACAGAACTCTACCGGGCGTTTTACATCGTGGTAAGACTTCCGATTGAAGATGATGATGGGTATCTGCACAACCATAGTCAGGTGCTCAAATATTATGGCGTTCACTATAAAGTGCTGATGGAGAGAAAAAATGACTACTGATCAGGTGTATGAAAAAGAATTGCTGAACAAGCTGGAAGAACTTGACCGTACTCGCGCCTGGGTTGAAAGCGAATTGCGCGAGGTTCGCAACCGCATGCAACGGCAGGTTAACCGCGAAATTATCGAATGGCGCGAAGGGCGCCCGCATTTCAGTAATATTGGTGAATGGGTGGCGAAATGAAACCAATGATGAATGATGATGGGCTGCTGGAGTGCGCTCACTGCGGCGAGATTGACGAGGTGATAACTGGTGAAAGGCTTGTAGGCGACCACGTCTATCAGCACGTTATGTGCATGAAATGCGGAATTGAGACTGGAGCAATTGATGGCATGCATCGCGCAGTCAAGATATGGAACACCCGTAACGGCCACCTCTATACCGCTGACGACTACAAACAGGACGCGCTGGAGCGCAAGCATGGACTTTAAAACGCAAATACTCACGGTGATAGAGCGCTGCGGCGGCGCAACAAATGCCATGATACGCAAGCAGACTGGCTCAAATGACCGCGTCAGAATAAATCTCTGCCTGGTGGAGATGGAAAAAATGGGATTTATTATTAAAGAGGAAAGCATCAGCCACGGGCGACGCTGCTTTAAGTATTTTCTCAATCCCGATAATACTGCGCTCGATTTGGCAATTCAGAATTATCTTGAGGCGAATCCCGGGCGCAAGAGCAAGCAGATAGCGGAGGCTGTCGGCGTCAACTACACCACCCTCAAGGCGCGCATGCGCTATCTGGCAAGCATTGGTCAGGTTGATCGTGAAATGCTTCCTGGCGGTGCGTGGAAATATTACTGGCAGGAGGTTGTCCCGTTTGGCATGAGCCGCGACAGGATGATGTTTGAAAAGCTGCTTGCCGGGGCGCGTCAGTCATGTGGGCGGTAAAGCATAAATCAGGAACCGTGCTGTTTGTCACTAACTGTGAACGCACAGCCAATAATCGCAGAGAGATGGGGTGGGTAGTGGAACAAAGAAAATGCAGAGTAACAATTGAGTGGTTAAACGGAAAGAAAAGCACATTCTTCGCTGATGGGTGCGCGGAGATGGATAACAGCATCATGCTGTCAGTTAATGGCACTGATTTGCATATCCCATGGCAAAACATGGTCGATGGCGAGATTAAATATTTTGATGAGGGTGAGGAATGAAACTACAACTTAACGAAATCATGGAAGCAACAATTAGCGAACTGGATGATATTGATATGACGCTTGCGTTCGAGATTGAGGCCGTAGAGCGCCAGCTTGCTGGGAATCACGACGCAGGAAAGGTATGGAGAGAGAAGGCTATGAAAGCGCGCGACCACATGAAACGCACCCGCGCTCTGGTTCGCACTCGCCTTGATAAGCTCTACTACGGCGAAGAAAGAATGTTGCACGGCGCCATTCTGGCTGAAATCCGCAAAACGATGCCCATTGGGAAATTCATGGATGCAGTAAACCGCGCAAAAATTAACTGCGGAATGTTAAATAAGAATAGTCCTCAATAAATTCTCTTCCGTGGCTGTTACCTTGCACTCAGGAGGTAGCAGCCATGCCAATCATACTGATATCATTCTTTGCTACTCTTTTCGCTTTTACCGCATCTCCGCTTTACCTTCTCGCGTCCGTTTCGTGGTGCATATTCATGGTGTGTTATAATCCGGGCATAAAGTAAGCGCGGAGAAAGGTCATGATTGTCAAAATTGGCGACAAGTGGGTCGTTAAATCTAAGGATGGCTCGCACCAGTTTGGCGAGTACGACACCGAAGAGGCGGCGAAAAAGCGCCTTGCTGAGGTGGAGGCATTTAAGCACATGAATAATAAATTACAGGTTAACATCCTGTATACCATCAACTCAGCCAGCAACATCAGTGAAAAAATCATTGATGGCGACCCGCATTATGTCATCAAAAATGTTGTGCCGGTTGTGGATGATATTGTCATGAATGGCGGCCTGTATCCTGGCGATGAGATTAAAAAATCATTCCATGGGCTTGACGGGAAACCAGCGCCCTATGACCACCCGAAGATTGACGGCAAATATGTGTCAGCCAACATGACGCGAGCCGCCAATCAGTTCAGTGTTGGTGCATGGATTGAGAACTCATCTCATGACGGCAGCAAGGCACTGGTAGACCTTTACATCAATAAAGTGGTGGCTGAGCGCTCTGATAAAGGCAGAGAGTTGCTGTCGAGAATTGATGGCCTCAAAGTTAATAGCGCTGATGCTGAACCTGTTCAGGTATCTACCGGATTGCTACTTAACCGCGAGCAGGCATCTGGAACTTCTAAGGGTAAAAAATATTCCTGGATTGCCAGGAATATGGAATGGGATCACCTCGCAATTCTTCCTCCCGGCATTCCCGGTGCTGGCGGCCCTGCTGATGGTGTCGGCATCTTCGCTGCTAACGGCGAAGACATTGAGCGCGTTGTAGTCAACCTTGAGGAATCGGCAATGGCCGACGAAAGTGCAAACAAAATCAAATGGTGGCAGCGCGCCATCAATCGCCTGACTGGCAATCAACTGTCATTCACCGATATTACTGAACAGCTCCGCAATATCATCAAGGCCGAGATGCCAGCCGACTCATGGCCTTATATCGTCGCCGTTTATGATAATTACTTCGGCGTTGAGATTGACGGCACCATTTATATGCAGTCCTACATCGTCCGTGAGGATATGGTAGAATTAGTCGGTGAACGGGTTAAGGCTGTTTATAAGACAGAGCTTGAACCGGTAAAATCAAACGAAGGGGAAATCTCAATGACTAACGAGGAATTACAGGCTGCATTAGCCGATGCCCTCAAACCGGTTCAGGAATCGTTGACCGCAGTCAACCAGAAACTGGCCGATGTGGAGGCGCAAAACAAAACCCTGCGCGACCAGCTGCAAGCCAATGCCGCACAGGAAGAAACCGCAATGCGCGCCGCCATTATGGCTGAGCTGAAGTTGCCGGAATCTGCTGTTAATGCACTGACTGGCGAAGCACTGCGTGAAACCTATGCGCTCACCAGTAAAGCGGCTCCGATTTCCGGCGGGTTCCAGCCGAACCGTGCCGAAGAGGATTTTGATATGGAGGCACCTGAATAATGGCTACTATCCGTTATGGCACCATCATCGGCGGCCCGGCCCGCAAAAACGACCCGCAGTTGCGCGAAGGGCTGATGAACGTCGCCCTGCAACCTGGCGCACTGGTCGACTTCAACTCCTCCGACAAAATCATCGCGCATGCGACTGCTGGCGGTCAGGGGTTCCCTTACGTCCTGCAACACAACTATGTTGGCGGCGGTGACGTGAGCGAAGCTGTACCGGCAAATGCTACCGGCATGGCAGTGCAATGCGAATTTGGCGTAACGTATCACGCTCTGGTTGCGGCATCCTCCGCGCTGGTAAAAGGTACTCCGCTGGCAAGCAATGGCTCCGGCGCGTTAAAGGTTGCAGAAGCAGGTGAAAACATCCTGTTCTATGCGTATGAAGCCTACACCGTAGCATCTGATGGCGCTGAACTCGTTGCAGTTCGCCGCGCTGGCAATGCTGCAATGCCTGCGGCGTAAGGAGCCGAACAATGGAAAAGATTATCTTTACGAAAGGCTTAATCACCAACTCGCAGGTGGTTAAAGAGCAATGGCGCCACCTGACTGTTGACCGCAAGGTTTTCATCAATGGTGAAAACGCTCTGGCGAAAGAGTACGGCGTAAACGCCACTGCGCTGGTAACGAAAGATTACTGGCGCGAAGTGGACGACGTGACCACCCGCGTATTCCGCAACGAATCCGGCATGGACATGATGGCCGACCTGATGACGCTGGCGACCAACATCAACATCGGCAAGACTGTGGCGATTAGCCGCATGGCCTCCGATGCTGGTAAGGTTGTGCGCACCATCTCCGGGCAGGAGCCTGAAGACCTGGATAAAACCCGCTATTCCTACAGCGGCGATGTAATCCCGATCTTCAAAACCGGTTATGGCCGCGAGTGGCGCGAGCTGCTGGGTATGCAGTCTGAAGGTTTCGACCCGCTGATTGATGACCAGGAAAGCACCACTTTCAACCTGCGTGCAGACATGGCTGATTATCTGCTGGTCGGCGATGCAAGCCTGAACGTGAATGGCGTTTATACTGCTTACGGCATCACCAACCACCCGAACACCGTGCAGCTCAACCTGAGTACCTCTGGTACTGGCGCGCTGAACATCGACCTGCAAACTGCAACCCCTGATGAAATCGTTGAGTTCTTCAACCAGGATTTCCAGGCGGTTCTGGATGCGCAGAATGTGTTCGAGCCTGTTAATCTGTGGGTTTCTCCGTCTGTGCGCCGTTCCTTCAGCCGCCCGTATTCCAACGCGGCAGGCTTCAAAGGCGGCACCATTGAGGATTATATCCTCGCATTCGGCAAAACCGGCAACGTTGGCCGCATCGCGTCTATCGGCACCAACTTCAAGCTGACCGGGAACCATTTCGTTGGCTATGTGAAGAATGCACTGTATATTCGCCCTCGCGTCGCTCAGCCGGTATCTACCTATGCAGAGCCGCGTACCACGCCGCACGCTAACTTTAACTTCCTGACCTGGGCTGCTATGGGCCTGCAAATCCGCAAGGATTTCAATGGTCGAAGCAAAGTTTTCAACGGCTACGGCACGCAAACCGCGCTGTAAAAATAAAGGGGCGAAAGCCCCTTTTAACTATCAGAGGTTATCATGGCTAAATATGAAGTAATCGCCAGCGGAATCTTCGTCAAGGATAAAGATGGTCGCCTGCGTGAGCTTGCTATTGGTGATATCATTGACGAATCAAGCCCACACATTGAGTCAAAACTTCGCCAAGTTAGTGAGAAAGTTCTGGAAGTTGCAACTCCGCAAGAATCGCAGCCAAAGACAAAGAAAACCAAGTAAAATAAACCCGCAAACAAGCGGGTTTTTTATTGGGGGTTATCATGGCTGTCAGGTACGAAATAAACACAACTCCAGCTGACGGAGAGGTTTTGCTTAGCGAAACCATGTCAGCAGACTGGACTGCATTGCAGGTACAGATTGTGCCATTAAACTCTTCCGGCGGCCATGAGCCATTAACAAGCGGCTCTGTTTCCGTAATGGTATCGCCGTTTGCATCTGGTGACTTCTGGATTGACGTTAACAATAATAATTATTATGGCATTGCGCTGCGACTGAAAGTGATCAAGTCACAGCTTCCTGCTGGCGTTGCATCCCTGAAAGTCCTGGTGTGGCGAGCTGACACCTCAGTGCCATCAAGCCAGGTTGTCGCGCAGTCCTACTCGGAGCTTGCCAATAAGCAGGGAAAGCTATTCACCGCATCGCGTCGCGTGACTGATGTCGCTGGCGGGGCTAACCTTGACAGCATTTTTATTACCGGCTCAAAACAGGTTGTGTTTAATCAGCGCATCATTGGCTACACCGGGAAAGGTGTTGTGGCGTCAATCTACCGTGAAGCCGTAGCCACTGGCGGCACTGCTGCGGAGATTAATAACCCAAATGACATCGCGCCGCATACTGCAACAGCGCAACTTCTGACTGGCTCTACTGTGACAAGCATTGGACAGCTGACGGTGGCCGCGACGTATAGTGAAGGGAACGCATCAAACCAGGGGCAGGGTAATTCGCAGGCAAAACTCGGTGAGCAGGTCATCATGGCACCTAATACTACCTATCTGTTGCGCATTACGTCACTGGATACTGCGGCACAAAATATCAATGCTTACGTTTCGTGGTTTGAGGACGACGCCTATCTTTCTTGATAAAAGAAAAGCCCCGAAAGGGGCTTTTTTTAAAAGCGCTCTATGACAGAGGCAAAATAAGCGCCTCTTAGTTTTTTATCAACTGCATGATGAAATGTTGAGAATTGCCCGCTTCCATCAGGAACTGCTTTAAACCATGATTGATAATATCTGCCATACTCACCAAGGTTTTCCCATCCTTTTCTTTCATCATCAGAAATGATTCCACTATTAATTGCCGCATCAAGTATTTGGCTTTCTGTGTAATCTCCTCTCATAATAAGCATCCCACAAGAAGAATCATTGTGCAGAATGTTAATTTCACCATCTCTCTTTTTCATCACTAAATCCTCATTGGCATAACAATAACTTTGGCAGTCTCGCCAGTTGGTGCGCTGATATTTGCGACGGCGGCGCTGGTGTTGCCATTCAGTTCAAAGCGAACCGCCTCAAATTTCGGGTTAAACAGTTTCGCCAGCTTCTCAACATCTGCAAGATATTTGGCATTAAAGCCAATCTGCTCTGCTGGTGCGGTCTGCTTAGGAATGACACGATCAATATCAGGGTAATTGCCATCAATTTCAGAACAAATGCCCGCACCAACCATCATTTCATGTTCGTCATGGTAAGTGACAATATTTGTTTCAGTGTCCAGTAGCGCATAGGAATAGCGCTTAGTTGGCGACTTGCTTATCGACACGATGACGTTACTTTTTATCTTGTTTTCGTGCTTACTGGCAATCATGGCGCGATGACTGTCAGTAGCAGCAACGCGACCATCAGGCATAAAGCAAATGCCATTCAGGTAGTAACGCACATCATGTTTGGCCTGGAACATCAGCGCGCCTTCAAGAAGTAACTTGCTAACTTTTAATTTCATCACTTCACCTTCACCATGTGTTGTTTTGCAACCTTCATGCATTCATCGAAAATCTTGCCCTTCTTTTCAGTCTGGTTGCGCCTGTAGTGGGTAATTGCAGCCTCTATGGCCGCGTTGTCGATGCCTGGCAGTTTTTCGCGCAGGTTTTTCTCTATGAATTGTTCTGCTGTCATAATTTAACTCTGTATTTATTTGGTTTATTTGATCGTGTTCCATCGTGAAGCCATATCGCGCACCTTGTAACCTCTACCCATTTACGGCGCTCAAGTTCCGCAATGAACCACGAAACACGATGTTTTGATATTCCTAAAATTTTTGCCATTTCTCTGATGCTATATTCACCATTTCTTAGCAAAGACAGCAGTGATGTACTCATCATAGCTTCTCCAGAATCGCCAGCACTTCACTCAACTCCGCAGAAGGAAGGCGCAAAAATTCTTCTGTCTCCTGTGCCACATGACCCTCAGTGACAACCATATGGTCTGCCCCTTTCAGCAGCCAAATCAGGCGGTCAATCGGCTTAACTTTTTTGGCCTTGAGCGTTTTCGCCGTCACCTTATCCTTGCCCTGCGCTTTCGCTTCCTCAACGGCAGCATCAATAACGTTAACGGCATCATCGCCATGCTCGCGCGCCACTGCAACGGCGTTGGCATAGCTGATTTGGCCCGCGTTGATTCGCTGCTTGATGGCATCAGGCACATCACCAAGTGACAGGTGCATCTGCACATCAGAAACTGAGCGGCCTACTTTTTTGGCGATTTCTTCATTCGTCCATCCGAACCCTTTGAGGCGCACATAAGCCTTTGCACGCTCAAGCGGGTCGAGTTGCCTGCCCTGACTTGAAGACACCATGAAGGCGATTTTATCCGCCTCATCGCCGGTGAAGTCTTTGCACTCAATTCGCGCAATTGGCACTCCTCGCTCAATGGCACGCAATGCGCCAAGATAACGATGCTGGCCGTCAAGAATCTTGATGCGCTTTCCGTCGGCATCAGGAATAACAGTTAACGCCGGGATTGGCTGGCCTGATTCCCAGCACTGCGCGAAGTATTCAACGTGCTGCTCATCGGCTTCGCGGATGTTGTATCCAGGTTCAAGGTAAAGCTGATCGACAGGAACCTGATAACCTTTGTTGACCACGATTCCGCCGCGAGTTTCTTTGTCTGAGTAAATTTTTCCGAGAGATGTCATCTTATGAATTCCAGTTATGTTTAATCAATATGATTCATTATCATTCTTGGGGTAATTCTCTTTCCTTCCCATAAGGAAGGGTCATTTGATGCTTTAGTTATGGCCCTATGTGCTTCATGCGCACCAAACTTTTTCACAACGACCACCGCCAGAGATGGTGACAGAGTGCTGTTCAAGATAAGTTTTTTAATGTGACACGGCATAGAATCTACAATCATGCATTTGATGAGGTCATCCATATTCCTCTTACATTTTCTTGATATCTCCTCGCCAGTCATGCCCGTCATTTTTAGAAATTTATATCCCCAAATTCTAAAAAACAAACCATTAACATCACCAGAGCTGCGCTGTATTGAGTTGAAAATTGGCATAAGGTTTTTGTACTCATACATCCTGCACCGTACAAGTTTCTCCTCATCTGCTCTTGATTCAACCATCATTGAAGCAATGGCTCTGGCCTTGCCTATGACGACGGCAAACTTCCCATCATCCAGTCGCTTAACCTCAATAGGAGGCATTCTCATGCCGGACTGCATTTCTCTAACAAAAAATTCCACAACCTCTTTTTCTGGATGCGGCTCACTCACAACCAGTTCGTCAACAGGCACAAAAAATGGTTCACGGTATTTCACCTCGCCGGATTGCTGGCTAATAAAATCATGCATCTTCACCTCCGCGTTGAATTTTTTCACTTCGCAATCACTTTGATAAGGCGAATACACTAGCAATGGCAACACCGATAACGATTAATGCCAGCTTGATTTTGAACTTATCCCACGCCTTCAGGTCTTCTTTTCGGATTTCGTGGCGGATCATTGGGATTCTCCGAGCGCTTTGGTGATTGCGGCGCGCGCTTGCAGGAGCGTAGGGTTATCAGGTGATGCCTCATATTGGTATGATTCGACCATATTTTGCAGTGCTTCCAGCATCTCAGGAGCGGCAGAAATTAAATTCGCGTTTGCCATTAGATAATCTTGCGGCTCATCGTCGGTAACTAGTGACACAACGCATTCAGCAAATCGGTAGTGTGGAACTTCACCTTTATGGTTAAAATCAAAGATTGCCATCCCATCTTTGATTCTCATGTCCCACGGGGCGGGGTATCCTTTGAACTCATTCATCTTCATCACCTCTAACATTTATTGTTGTTTCTACGTCATCACTATAGCTACACCCTCAATCTACGTCAACACTTTATGATAAAATTAAACCAACAACACTCACCCCGCGCTGTTCCGTCCTGAAAAACGTAAGGCGGCGAAATTGGATATAGCAATCGGCGTTATCGTCATAGCGTTTTCGCTGGTTCAGGTGTACAGATGCTGGAAGTTCATCATTCGGAGAATAATTAATGAGAGACGCGCTTCAGCACGCCGCAAACCAGATAATTAGTGGCACTGTCGGCCAGGTAATCGACAAAGCCGGTTATACATCCATCGGCACGGGACTTGGCCTGAAGGTGGCAGAGCAGACGCCGGTCGCACAATCATACATTGCCTCAATGATCCCCCATTCGATTACCGAGTGGGCAGCGGTGGCCTCTATACTTGGCGCGCTGTCACTGGTGGCAAAAAACCTTTTCGAGATGTGGTGGAAGATTCGGGAGAGCAAAAAGAATGGCAGCACCGACAGCAAGTGAACTCGTCGCCGCCATGGCGTCAAGAGGCGTAACCATCACCACGGCAGACGCAATGGGCATCCTGTGCCTGGTGGCGAGCATCACAGAGTGTCTTGAGCTTAATTACCCTGAAGACACATGCAGGCAGGATGCAATTCTGCTATGGGCATCTATCCTGATTGCCTCAAATACCGCAGGGAGATACATCACCAGCCACCGGGCGCCATCTGGTGCGTCGCAGTCATTTGGCTATGGCAGCAAGCCGTGGATGGCCCTTTACAATCAGATGAAACTACTCGACACGGCAGACTGCACAGGCGACCTTGTGGAAGAGCCTGATGGGGCAGCAAAGCCGTGGTTTCGGGTTGTGACCGGGAGTAAGTGCAGATGAAAACGTCAACATTAACTGTAAATATCGCAATCCGTAAATGGTGCATGCCGCTGCTGGTTATTCTGGTATTGCTGCGCCTTCCTGTTCCGCGCTGGGTTTATATTCTTGAGGCCGCACCATGTCAGCAATAGCGAGATGGAGCTATACGCAGCCATGCACAATCTGGCGGCTTACTGGCAAGGATAAGTATGGCAAGCCAACATTCGCCGCGCCAGAGTCCATCATGTGTGATTATGGCTTCGATAAGAACCTGACCACCGGCACAGCTGGCAATGAGATCGCACAGAAAAACACATTCTGGACGGAATATCAGGATGCGTCTGTTGGCGACTTCATCATGCTTGGCACCATTACCAGTGCTGACCCGCTGGCCGCCGGAGCTGACCAGATTAGAAACGTCGTGAATTACGGCAATACGCTGGACCGCAACGACCTGCCTGATTTTGCGCTGGTAACGGGGTAATGTATGGCCGCCAAAATGAGAGGTATCCAGCAGGCTATTAAGCGCACTCAGCAGATAGTCGGCGAGATTACTGGTGAGAAAGCGGTGTCAGCAATAAAAGCCGCTACCTACATCATCAGGACTGAATCGGCGTCTATGACTCCAGTAGCTACATCGGCGCTGATAAACAGCCAGTTTGACACCGTTGAGGTTAATGGCACTCGCATAACCGGCAAGATTGGGTATGCTGCCAATTACGCCCTGTATGTCCATAATGCACCTGGCACGCTGCTGGGTACGAACACGCCGCGCACAGGACGACTCAAAGGAAAGGGTAACGTGTGGGATAAGAGCGGCGAGCCTAAATTCCTTCTCAAGGCTGGCGAAAACACACGCGAACTTGTCGATCAGGTAATTAAAAAAGAGATGAAAATATGAATATGCTTGAGAGGGTTTATGATTATTTGACTGATGCTGGGTTGCTGAATGATTGGACTACGCAGATGCAATTTTGGCATGATACAGGGAATGGGGATGAGCAATTCATTGTCATTCAGTCAAATGGAGGTACTCAGGTTCGTGACAATTTAGGATCGGATTATTACTTTTCAGTCTATGTCATTGGAAAGCGCGGGGCATACAATGTTTCCGATGTTGATGCAAAGGCTAATGAGATAATTGAGTATGTTAAATCAACCCCGCTTGATAGCTGTTTGAACTATGTTCAGATGCAGGCTCCTCTCGGTAGGCCGATGCTGAGCGAGGAAGGAAGGCCAATTCATGAGTTGCTTCTGAGAGTGGTATGGGGTTAATTCTTCTCATTCATGATCTCATTCATCAATTCTGGACAGAATCGCAACCACTCGGTAGCGCCGTCAAATCCAGTAAGAGAGGCGGATTCATATTTGTGATGATAATATTTTTCCTTGCGCATGGCCTCGTCGCCAGTAGTTTTTACTTTTGCGATAAGATGAAAATCGAACGGGGTTGCTGATTTGAGTTTTTGTAGCCGCTGGGATGGGTTGTTTGATATCCCAACCTTTATCCCAAACTCGCTAATCAGGAAGTAGACAAAGCCAACCTTTGACTCATCGAATCCATACTTTGCGCAACCAGGACATCCTCCACCAAGGGTATGTTTGATTGGTGTCTGCTCAAAGACCCCATGATTGTTGCAAATTATCAAAACTTTTGTGTTTGCGTTTTTATAGTCGACAAGACTGTAAATGTATTTGTCGGCCCCGTGAACTTCATGCGCCTTTTTTATGAACTCTAGTGAGTTTCTTTTTTTGTTCCTTGAACACTCTGGGCATCCATGACCTGCCAAGTGGTTGTTTGGTGACTGATAAAAATGTCCGTGTAGCATGCACCTTATCTTTACTTTATCTATTGATTTCTTATATTTAACTTCTGAATAATCATATCTATCACCATGTATTTTTCTTGATTCCATAACGAACTCATTAACACCCATTAGATTTGATATTGGCCTTTGCTTTTTGGCGCACGCTGGGCAGCCACATCCGCTTAGGTGACTGTTTGGGGTCTGGAGAAATTTACCATGAGATTTGCATATTAAAGATATTTTGGTGTGAGCGCTTACATATATGGCTACTGAGTAATCATACTTATCGCCATGAACCGCTTTAGCTTTGGCAATAAACTCTTCGGTAGTTAGCTTGCGCATCATTGAGTCCTCGGTTAAAGGTGGTTTGAAGTGATGCAGCAGGCGATAACCAATCGCTTTTCGTCTGGCCGTACTAGCTGCACACTCAAAATCTACATCACCAATCAAAACCTGTCAACATGATATAATGCGATTGTTTAGCTAAACACAGAGGATTCTAAACATGGCTATTTGTGCAAATGATAACGGCATCATCACAGGTCGCCAGTCGCTCATTGAGCTGGCTGATGGCTGCTGGGATGCTGTGCCAGCAGAGGAAGACTGGAAGTTTTTTGCTCCCATGACCTCAAAAGGCGTCGACTTCAGCCCAAGCACCACCACCTCAGAGGCTGATGATGGCGATGGCTTCGTTGCTACTCTGGTAACGACCGCTGACCTGACCATTTCAGGCGACTTCGAGGTGCGTAAGGCTGACAAAGCCGATGAGTATGGCGTACATAACCTCATCAAATACTTTGTCACCGAAGTTAAAGCGCGTCGTCAGCCGTCTGTTTGGGTTCGCCAGACCACCGGTAACACTGTTGTTGTGGCTTACTGCAACATCACTGCGCTGAGTTATGACGGCGGAACCAACGACATCATCACCGGCTCTGTTGAGTTCAAGCCGTATGATGGCTCTACCGTTGACGTTTCCAGCATCGAAGACCTGACGATTGCTACCGATATCGCCGCGACCAAGAGCGTTGCGACTGGCGGAACGCTGACGCTTGGCCCGGTTGCTGCGGCTGGTGGTGTTGAGCCTTATGCCTATCAATGGTACAAAGGCACCGCCCCGATTAGTGGCGCAACCACTGATACTTTCACCAAGGCAACCGCCGCTGCTGGTGATGCCGGTACGTACTTCTGCCGCGTGATGGATTCGGCGACCAGCCCGGATTACGTTGACTCGACTAAGTGCGTTGTCACCGTTACTGCATAAAACAAAACCCCCGAAAGGGGGTTTATTTTTTCAGCAGTGAAGACACGCGGATACTTGAAATGGCATCAATGGTCATCATCATCCTCCTCACTAATCGCAGTATCTAGCTGTCGGCGCAGCATACACAGCGCACCATGCGGCATAAACTGATTAGCCATGCCATCGAATATCTGCCGGTTTAATTTATTATCAATTCGCGGCCTGATTGCAGACCAGCATGACCTGATTGCGCGATTTACCTGGCGGCGGTCGAGCATTGCGAGTCGCGCAGCTATCTCAATGGTAACGAGCGCATCAAGATACTGCTCGCAGGCGTAGCGGCTTTCATCATTAATTCTTATCACCTCAAATCATGATGAGTCCACCATGGCTTGTTTGCCTCGTACACAGCTATGGCGAACCCTCTTGGAGTCAATGAGCGAAGCTGTTTCGTCCTTTGAGATTTGCCACCAAGATATGCCCACCCCCAAAATTTACCAATGTGAGGAACTGGTTTTTTGTCTGGCATGACAAATCCACCGCCAACCCACAGGCATGTTCTTTTGGTGTAAGCATCACGCGCTGGCATGCGGGGATGAAAAGCGCCCTCCTCTCCAGTCATATAACCACCATATTCATACGGGTCAAAATAATGGTCTGGCTTTCTGAAAAGTGTTGACAGTTTTCCTACAGGGTTTTCAATCATCCACCTGGCATTATAGTCTCTGCCAATACGCTGAATCATCTTTGCGAGATTCAAGGTATCTAGCGACTTGTTACCATGCTTTGCGCCAGACCCTGCCATAGCAGTGCAATCAGGGAAAGCAAAAATAATATCTGGAGCACCAAGCCCAATGCTTGCAGCATAATTCTCAAAAAATAAATCAATCCAGCAGTTAACGTACTCAATGTTTTTATGCAAAACTCTAATTTCTTCGTAACTTCCGTGGTTTGCTGAGTCATAATTGAAGCAATAACACTTATGGCCCGCGTCCGCCCACGGCTTCACCATGATTCCAGACCCGTCAAAAAGTGACCATATAATCATCTCTTATCCTCCACCACTACGCCAATTTTAGCCAGCAACAAAATCGCCTTTACGCGGGCCTCCTCATAGGTGTAACCCTGGTCAATGTAAAGGTCTGTGTAAAATCTCAAATCAGCATCAGTCTCGTTCATATGTTAAACCCTCAATCACCTTATGCTTTCAATCTACGTCAGTCTTGCTACGCCTGTCAATGGTATAATTACGTCATTATGAAAACAGGATTTAGACATGAGACAACGCACACCGCTAACAGAAATCGGAGAGATGCGCATCTCCCTGGCTGACAAGTCTTTTTTCTTCAAGCCATCATTTGCGGCGATGAATGAGCTTGGCTCACCGAAAGAGATTGTCGAGCTGTACGCTACGCTTAATGGCTATGAATACGCAGCCATACTCGGTGCTATTCAGTCAATGCCGTATGGCGCGCAGATTCAGGTGGCAAAAATCCTGTCACGCCCTGCCTATGGCAAGAAGGTGCTCAGCGCCGCCTGCCTCATTATGCAGTCCTGTTGCGATGATGATATTTCGGTGCTTATTGGGTCATGGAATCCGACTCCGCGCGGTGTGAAGTACGTCACCGGAAGAATGCCAGTAAGTGACATTATTATTATTGCTCGCAACCTGATGGAGCATGGCATCATCGGCAAGTCTCCGCTCAAGGTTCCTCAGCGCTCGGAAAACCAAAAGCGCACAACCAGTGAATTGAGAATGTCGGATTACATCATCTCAGCTCGCACCCATTTCGGAATCACCCGCGAGGAAGCCGAAGACCTGACCATGACCGAGTATCAGCAGATGATAAAATCAAAATACCCGGAACCGGAAGGCATGACGCGCGAGCAGTATGATGCGTCCTATGAGCGGGCCAAGCTGAATAAACAGAAACTGAAAGAGAAAGCCGCCAGAAAGGCCGCTAAAAGCAAAGGAGCAAAATAATGGCAGAAGAAGTTGGCGGCATTGTCTATGAGGTTGGAATGGAGGTGTCAGGCCTCACTGCTGGCGCAAAACAGGCTGAAGATGCATTAAATAGCATTGATAAATCAGCGCAAACGTCATCGAAAAGCATGGATAAGCTTGATGGTGCGGCATCATCATCTGGCAAAGAGCTTTCAGCCCTGGCAAAAATTGTGAGCTCCATTGATGCAACGCTGAAGGATATGGCTTCATCGTCGAAGACTGCCGCCAGTTCAGTGGAGGCTACGACCTCCAGCGTTACTGGCGCCGAGCAGGTTATTGCAGCCCTTAACCAACAGCTCGCACAGATGCAGCAGGCGCAGGTATCCGCGAACGCAACCGGCCTTGTGCTTCAAAACTCAGTCAATCAGGTCACTCAGGCAATTCGTGCACTTGGCGCTCAGTCAACTGAAACAGGTGGCTCGATCTCTGGCATTGACAGGATGATTGAGGGTCTTGGAAACCAGATCGCAATCCTCGACGAGCAAGCTGAAAAAGGCGCAAGAAGTGCGGCGATACTGGCTGCGCAGCTTCGTGCAGGGGATAGCGCCACTGACGCACAGAAAGCAAAAATAGCTGAGCTTACCGGTCGTCTGTACGACATGAAAAATGGCACCGAGGCCGCCGGAAAGTCTACCGGTAACTTTAAAAATATAATGCAGCAGGGTGGCTATCAGATACAGGACTTTATCGTTCAGGTTCAGGGGGGGCAATCTGCGCTGGTGGCATTTAGCCAGCAAGGTTCGCAGTTGGCTGGTGCATTTGGGCCCGCAGGGGCGGTATTTGGCGCTGTACTGGCACTATCGACAGTTGTTGCCGGAACTCTCATCGCTTCCCTTAATGGAGGGAAGAGCGCAATGGAGTCACTCAAAGATGCTGCTGATGCGATGGATAAGGTTATTACTGTCTCCAGTAATGGTGTTGCTGCGCTCTCAGATAAATACGCAAACCTGGCTCGCGTGAATGCTACTGCCGCAACCATATTAAGAAACCAGGCTGCAATTGAATATAATGCTGCTATAGCGAAACTGCCAAAAGCTATAAGTGATGCCGCCGACTCATTTATTGGCTTCGGAGATAAAGCCATCTCTGCTCTTAGTGGCGGATACGCATCTGTTGATGGGTTTAATGATCGCCTGAAGTCGCTAAATATAACATCAAGCGATTACAGCACGGCGATGAAAGAGGCGTATGGGGCGGGAATGGCCTTCAGGGCCACAGCTGATTCAATAGGTAATACTGTTGGGGCTGTTGCTTCAAAACTTGGCGTCTCCGAAGAGGCTGCATTTGGCCTTACCAAGCAACTTGCTGACCTCAGTGACAACCCGTCACCGCAGGCACTTCAAACCCTTGTAATTCGCATTGGAGAAATTATAAATTCTTCTAAAAATGCAAAACCTGAGCTCATTGAGCTTTATAATAAACTGGTTGACTTATCAACAGGCGCATCTAATGCAGCATTTAATTTTGAATTATTAAAAACATCAACAGACAACCTGACAGCCGGGCAGAAGTCACTTGTAAAACAATCTGAAAGGAATCTTGCATTATCTAAATTGCAAGGCGCAGAAAGGGCAAAATTAGCGGCTCAATATGCAGCTGAAGATGCCGGATTGTCAAAAGATGACCCCATCACAAAAAAAATGATGGACCAGGCTGCAGCTGCATATACCAACACGGAGGCTATCAAGAAGAATAAGAAAGAACAAAACGCAGCAGCAAAGATGGCTGAGTCAAACGCTCAGAAAATTCAAAAATTAAAGCAAGAGTCTGAGCTTTCAGCAGAATCAACAAATGAGATGTCAAGGGCGCAGGCAATACTTAACGCCCAGCAATCCCTAAACAAAGGAGCGACCCAGGAAGAGATTAAACTTGCCGGTGAGTACGCAGCCAGGAAGTGGGACAATGTAAATGCTTTGAAAGCCGAAGCGGCTGCCAAGAAGTTAAGCCCTGAAACATCTGAGAATGCCTCATATCAGCAAGATATGAAAGACCTGAAAACAGCCCTTGATGGTAAAAGGATAACTCAACAGCAATACAATCAGATAAGCGAGCAATTAGAGCAGCAGCACCAGGTTAAGATGGCCCAGATTAGGGCTAATGAGAGCGTTACGCCAGCCATGGAGGCGGCTGGTCAGGTTAACCCAGTGCAGGCTCTTGTTAATGAGCAAACAAAAAAACTAGCATTGATAAAGCAATATGAAATGGCGGGAGTGATTGCTCATACGGATGCTATTGCTTTAATGAAGGCGGCAGATACTCAGTATCAAACTGAATTGATTAATACGCAGTGGCAAATATGGAGCCAGCAAAATGCAGCAACCCAAGCTGCCGCAGCAGCATTTGATGCTTTTGGGCAAACCGCAAGCAATGCCTTAACTGGCATCCTGACTGGTTCAATGTCTGTTAGTGAGGCGTTACAGTCAATAGGGAGCAATGTGTTAAATGCGGTTATTAACTCTTTCGTTCAGATGGGTGTGGAGTGGCTTAAATCGGTAATTATGGGGCAGGCAGGGATGGCAGCAGCATCTGCCGCAACCGCCACTCAGGCGGCAGGAATAGCAGCGGCTATGGCGCCAGCAGCAGCTATGACATCACTTGCTACGGGTGGCGCTAACGCAGTACCCGCACAGGCTGGCATTGCTTCCACTGTTGGCGTGGCTAAAGCAATGTCTGTTGCTGGGGCATTAAAGAATGGTGGACCTGCGCAGGCTGGCTCAATGTATCAGGTCGGCGAGAATAACCTCCCTGAAATCTTCCAGGCCAGCACAGGCAAGCAGTATATGATTCCAGGAGATTCAGGTAAGGTTATCAGCAACAAAGACCTGACCGGCGGAGGCAGTGGTATCATTATTTATAATAATGTAACCAATACCAGCAGCGGAGCAACTACATCATCAACCGCAAGAGATAATGGTGACGGGTCTGTTACAATTGAGACGATTGTGGCAGATATTGAGGCTGGAGGCCCGATTTCAAACGCGATTACCAGTCACACCACTGCAACCAGAAGGGCAACAGAATAATGGCTATAGTTCCATACCCGTCATGGCTACCGCTTGCGCAGCGTGCCAGCAAGAATATGACGACTCAAACCCCATTCCGCAGCGATCAGCCTGCGGTTGGCGCGCCAATATTTCAAAAATTAACGACCGATGTTGCGGTAACATGGAGCCTTACATGGGTCTTCACCCTAGAGCAGGAGCGTGCTTTTATGCAGTGGTTAAGGAGTTCAAAATACCTCAACCACTGTAATGAATGGTTTACAATGGATATTGATCTTGGAGGTAGTGGCAGACAAAACCAGACATTGCATTTTACTGACTATCCAGTTCAAACCAGCATCAATGGTGGCGTCGTGACATGGACAGGAAATGTGATAGCAAAAACGCTAAACAATAGCGATGATGATTATGATGACATTATCGTAGAGTATCCACCAAACCAAAGATTGTGGCTCGATGAGATTGTTAACAGAGACTGGCCGGAGTATCCATAATGCCAACATTGCGTGAATACCAGTCAAAAAGGCCAAACTGGAAGCTGTATGACACCATAACCTTTTATCATTCTTCATTTGGTTATGTCAGGCTTGTTGGCAATGATTTTTCTGATGTTGTGCTTGGTGGTCAAACTTACCAGCCAGTGCGTATGGATGTAACCAGAAGCCAGCAATCGAACACACCGGTAATCAATGCCACGCTGAAGTTTGCGAGACTGGCTAATGACTTTAAGCAATATTTAAAGTTATGGTCAGGTTCTGGACGCATTGAGCCTATCACTGCGTTATACCAACGTTTTGACGAGACTGACAAAGACACACCATTAAAACCATATACGCTTTATGTGAACGATGTGACGCTTGATCAGTCTGATGTAACTGTCTCCATCTCCATAAAAAACCCAATCAATGGCAACGTGGCAAAACTTTATGACATCACAGAATTCCCCGGACTGCGTACCGTTTGACGATTTTGAAAGGATGATGCTTGGCAAGCCATACGTCGACAGGTGTTGTCACGTTGACGCGGTGGACTGCTGGGGTCTGGTGGTGCTGTTCTATCGCCTGTGCATGAATGTTAATGTTCATCATGATGACTCATATTCAAATGGCGGCGATTTTGTCACTTGTTTCAATGGAGAGGTTTCATTCTGGAAATACACCGGTTGGCCAAAAATTGGCGATGTGGTGGTTGCATATCGCGGGAGTCATCCGGTACATGTCGCGCTGTGGTGGGGTCGTGATAAAATACTGCATGCGCGAGAGAAAACGGCAGTCAAGACAGACCGCCTTAAAACACTCGAAAAATTATCAACAAAATTAAGGTTCCTGACTTATGCCGGTTATTCACATTCAGAAGATGCCAGGAGTTCCAAAAGAGACGGGTAATGTTCCTGCTGGCACAAATCTGTGGAGATGGCTGGAGAATTCCGGCCTTCCATCTGATATCAGGATTGCGCTGAATGGCCGCATTTTTGGCCCTGATGATGAATTGTCGATATCGTTAAAGCAAAACGATATTGTTAACATTTACTGTCAGCCTCGCGGCGCCATTGGCGACCTTATCAGCACGATACTCAAGCCTGTAACTAAGGTTCTTTCTTTCCTGCTGCCAAAAGCATCAACGCCATCAACCAGCACTGGTTCGACGGTTGAATCACCCAATAACAGCCTGAAATCGCAAACCAATATTGCGCGAAATGGAGAGGCAAGACCGGATAACTTCGGTCAGGTAAGGGCATTTCCCGACCTGATTCAGGAATCTCTTTTTGAATACATTGACGATTTGAAGTACGTCACTGAGTTCATGAATTTTGGCCTTGGGAAATACACCATTTCATCTGTTCGCTATGCGGAAACTAATCTTGGTTCTCTGCCCGGCGCCACTCATGTCATCTACAATCCAGGCGATGTGATCGGGCAAATCATAGAGCCTTACCAGTTCGACGGGCTTGATGGTCAGGAGGTTCCAGGACTGAACGAATCAGAAGATACCCCGATAGAGACGGCAACCACAACATCTGTTACCAGTGGAAATTATGCTGGCGGTCAGCTGTTAATGGTCATACCAAAAAACACTGATTTCGATTACTTCATGGGGCTGTCTTTGCCGCACTCAGTAACATTAACAATAAATATTACTTACAATACAACATCTGGCCCTGTAACAAAAAATATCGAACTCAGCGGCAACATCATTTCCGCCGAGGAAACCGAGACTGGCGTTACCCCTGACATTCAGTATTTTTATAATTTCACATTCAATAACCTGACTGGCGAAAATCTTGGAAACCTGAGCGGCGCAACCATCAACAACACTTATTTTCAGATTGTGGATAATGAGGCGCTCGTTGTTGGCCCATACGTTGGAGCCGTGGAGTCGACGCAGGTATGGGTTCATGTTCAGTCTGAGCTTGGGCCAACCAGTGGCACGGCTGATTATCTGATCAAGGTATGGGCGGTTGATGATAATGGAGACGCAATTCCCGGAACTGAGGAGCAGCTCGCAGATAGTATTGACAACCCATTCAATCAGACAACCAAAACCTATTATCGCACGTATAAGTTAACTCCTGCTTATGGGCTGGCTAAGTATGCCATCAGCATTGAAAGGACAAACAACTCAAACTCTGGTAACCGCGTAACGTTGCAGGCAGCGCACGCCATCAACATCCGCGAGAATGTGGTTTATCCTGATGACACCCTTGTTAAAGTGACGGTAAAGGCTACGCTTCAGCCCACATCAGTATCTGAGCGCAAATATAACGCGCTGATCACCCGCTGGACTATTGGATACAACAGAACAACCATGGCAGTCGACTATACGTTAAGTCCATCAAGAAGTTTTGCAGATTCAGTGCTGCATAACTGGCTTATTACTGCTGGTCAGCCTGAAAGCACTATTGACGTGGGAAGGCTCTATGAAATAGCTGATGCGCTGCCTGATGAGCGTCTTGGGTATTTTGATTACACCTTTGACGATGAGGATAAGTCAATTGGTGAGAGAATCCAGACCATCTGTGATGCAGCTCGCGTAACGGTGTTTTGGGATGATGGTGTTTTATCTTTTTCAAGAGATGAGCAAAAATCAACCCCTGAAACTGTGTTTAATACCAGAAACACGCAGGCCGACGGCTATAAAATGTCTTATGACATGACTTTGCCGGGGTCATATGATGGCGTAAGTGTTCAGTACCGCGACCCAAACACCAACAAGCAGGCTTACGTTTATTATAAAGTTGGATCATCTGGTATCGAACCGGGAGAGCCAACTAAGCCTAAAAAATTCGACATGCTATATGTTCGAAACCTGTATCAGGCAACAGACCGGGCCATGCTTGAGTGCAATCGTCTGATGTACTCACGTCGAGGGATGGAGATAAAAGCGCTTGCTGATGGAGAGTGGGTAAATGTTGGCGATATGATTTCTGTTGTCGACATTTATGATTCTGTACAGCAGACTGGTGTTATCCGATCAAGGTCGGGAAACGTATTTACCACCAGTGAACAGCTCACAGCAGGAAGCGGTCTGTTTGTGGTCATCACTGGCGCCAATGGCAATGTATCGGAACGTCTTGCTTGTACCGTTACTGGACTGAATACATTCGAATGCGCATTACCACCTGATTTCGAGTTAAACATTTTTGACGGCATTAATGTTCAGTCAGAATCAAGATATGCAATCTCCACAGAGGTTGAACTTGACTCAACGTTATGGACAGTCAGCCAGAAAACGCCTGGTACAGATGGCACAGTGTCTCTCACCGTAACTGAGTACAATGACGCTATGTACGCCTACACCAACCATGTTGCGTGATACAATAGGGCAATTAATGATTACGGAGATTGCAGCCAATGGCTACTACCCCAACTAGCAACCCAGTTCCATCGAATGACCTGAATGATTTCAGATTTAACTGTGAAAAAGTTGATGAGATTGTAAATTCAGACAGCGAGAAGTACACTGATAGATTCGGTGTAGAAAGATATACCATTGATGGTGTGAGAAAAAATCTCATTCCTCTTGGAAAGCAGTATATGACTCTGGCGGCGGCTCAGGCGGATATAGCTAATATCCCGGAAGGGTCAACCGCGTATTACCGCAGCCATGATGATAGCGCCCTTGCAATCGAGGTCATGAACGTTGGGGGAACACTTGTAGAAACCGGACGTAAAATGCCTTCTCAGGGATATATCGATGGCCTGATTAAACCTGTTGATATTGACTCTCCGGTAGCGTCAATTGCCACGAAAGACGGATTCTCAGTCTGTTCGTTTTACGTTAACGAGGAAACCGGCAATATAGAAATGATTGTTGACAAAATCCCGCAGGTGAACGCCGATGTTGTGAACCTGGACGGTGTTAACGTCCTTGCATCAGATTCCGGCATCCTGTCATTCCAGGATAAAAACGGCCTTGAGGTCGAACTGGTTGACCTGATTGCTCAGGTAGCGAATGGCGGCTCCCCCCCAACATCCTCAGATGCAGTTGCATTACTCAGCGCCGACGCTGCTGCGTATATTGCTCAGAACTACAATCTGAAACGCCATCCGGTGGCTGTCATTCGGCACGGGTTGAATATCTGGTTCGTATACGGACAGTCTTTTACTTTGGGAACAGCAGCGAAAGGGATTCTAACCCGCACTGATAGCGCACTCGGTAATTTAATGCTGGGCCAATCCCCCAGAGGTACGAATCTTAACCCAAGCGCTAATAATACATTCTCCCCAATCGGAGGCAGTAATACTTACTATCCGTTGAGGGAGGTACGGCAGTTGGATAATGGCTTGAAAGTAGCTGATGATTATTCAGGTTCCAGTACTTTTGGCGAAACTATTCTTTCAGGTTTTCTTGAAACGCTTAAAGACTATCATAACCGCTCCAAGGGAGTGGTTAACGACAGTGCGGTAACTCTGGCTGGCTCATGCTGTGGCACTGTAGGTGTTTCTATCACGGCACTTAAAAAAGGCGCAGCGGAAGGATATTACAACCGGTTTTTAAGCTGTTTGCAGGGTCACATTGAAGCAGCGGCAACCGCTGAATTTGATAGCGTTCAAGTCGCGGGTATTATCTGGATGCAGGGTGAAAATGATACCGGCGGGATGACAACGGCTGAATATCTTGGCCATCTCAACGATATCAAATCATCTATGATTTCTGACTGCCTGGCAGCAACAGGCCAGAAAGAGCCACCGGGGTTTTTCGTTTATCAAACCGGGGGCATGTATGCGGGGAACACGCAGAAACTGAACGTGCAGATGGCGCAGATTGGCATCACGGAAACAGACCGTGGCGCGTTTTTCCTGCATAACGAGTTCCCGTATCCACGCCCTGCTAATCACTGGTATGCAAACAGCTATCGCTGGGCGGGATGCCAGTATGCAAAAGAGATTTACCCGGTTGTTTCTGGATTAAATTTAAACCCTTTCAAACCGCTGGATGCGGTATACGACGGCAAGGCGATTTACGTATCGTTCAGCCCGCTGTATGCGCCGCTTGTCAAACAGTCGTTCTACACCGGGACCGCCGTGACCGACCATGACGACTACGGATTTACCGTAATCGATGATAATGGTACACACTACGGTTCAGCTATCACAGTTGAAATCGCCTCTGGCACAGTGATGAAAATCACGCCAAATTTCTCACCGTCTGGCGCGTTAACCGTCGTCCTGGGTGATGCGAATCATGCAGGTGGGCACAACATCGCAGACAGCGATGACCAGCTGGCGTTGTATCAATGGACCTACGAAACAGGCTACGGACTGGATGCCGGGGAAAATATCACCGCGCTGGTTAACAACGCCTACCCACTATTTAATCGCTCCGCGTCATATTCAATCTCTGTGAGGACTCTGTAATGTCTGGATTACGTTTAATCGTCGATAGCACCGAAATTGCTAAATATGCAAAATCAGTAAACATTCCCGTCAGAAGCGGTCTTGTACGCGCATTATTAATGGTGGGAGATAACCCTGAGAAAAACTATGATGGCACTGGAAACCTTCTGACAAAGACGGGTGCCCCAACAAAAACAACCGACCACTCCTACATATTCAACAATACCGCATTTATTGATACGGGCTACTCATGGTCTGGTGATATCACGATTTTTGCGGTGGCAAAGCGCCGTATTTCAGCGCTATCAGGAAAGGCCCGTTGCTATGCGACGAGCTGGTTTTCCGGTAACGGCGGCGCTGTTGGTCTGCTAACGCTGCAGGATTCAAACCTGTACGCCCATGCTATCGCAAAAAATTCGAGCAATACATTTTCATTCCAGAACGTAACCATACCTATCGCGAGCGGCTCTGCAGATAACCTCTGGCAGGCAATGGCGCAGCGTATCTCCGGGCGGGTCAACACCGGGTATAATCTGACTCAGAATCTGAATGCATCTCTGACGCTGGCAGACGGGCTGGACTGGGCCACACGCTCAGACGTGACAATCAAAATTGGCACAGGCAACGGACAGGCAGATGCAGCAGTAGAGAATTGCGAGATTGCCTGTGCGTTTATTTTCAACCGCGCGCTGACTGACGCGGAGATAACGAGCATGCATGCCTGGATTTCTGAGTGGGGGAAAAACTACAGCCTGACGGTTTAACGTAAGTGCAAATGCGGCTGTCATGAAAATTGATAGCCGATTCTTTATTTACCTTCTTCCACAATAAAAACACTGTATATAAAAACGGCATTCATCAGTAGAAAGTTCGCGCTCCTTCTGTCAGGAATCGCCGCAGCTTTCCTATAGTCTGCGTAGATAAAAATGAAAGTTTTATAACCTAAAAGGGCCTTTCGGCCCTTTCTTCATCAAAACGGAATATCATCATCAAAATCCATCGGCGGCTCGTTTGCCGGTGGTTTTTGTGTGGTTGATGGCTGCTGAGGTTTACCCCATCCTGGTTGCTGATTGCTTCCTGATTGCTGCCGTTGTTGTGATTTCTGGCTTCCATTATCACTTGATTTACCACCAATCATTTGCATAACGCCGTTCATAGGCTGCAAGACAATTTCAGTGGTGTATTTTTCAACGCCGCTTTGATCTGTCCATTTGCGAGTGCGTAATTTACCCTCCACATATACCTGAGAGCCTTTTCGCAGATATTCTCCGGCTACCTCAGCCAGCTTTCCGAAGATAACCACGCGATGCCATTCAGTTTGCTCTTTCTTTTCACCTGTTGATTTATCATTCCACTGATCTGATGTTGCCAGAGACAGGTTGCATACGGCGCCGCCAGATGGCATGTATTTAACTTCCGGGTCTTGTCCAAGAGTGCCCAAAATAATTACTTTATTGATTCCGCGAGATGCCATAATTTGCCCTTAAAAGTTTTCGATGTTCTGTTGAGATGTTGATGGCTTATCTTCGGTTGCAGATGGCGCAGGCGCGTCTGCTTTCTGGATTTTAGCTGGGTTGAAATCGTCCTGCGGTGTGATAGTTACCGCTGCTGGCGATTCATCATTAATGAATGATTCAATGCGCTCATACTCTTCTGCTGATGCCTTGAGGGTTGACCATATTTCCCTTATTTTCTTTTTAACTGAATCTGGAATATTTGCAGCCTCAGAATTCAGTGCCGCAACCCCGCGTGAAGCGGTCATTTGCAACTTGGAGCGCCAGTGCTCAAACTCCTCATCAATCTTAACGCCAGACTCAACCCATTTAATTAAACCTCGCCCATGAGCTTCACCAATATATCCATGATGCTGGCTATCTCGGCCAGATTCAAAAAATATCGGGCGAAGTTCTTCCGGTAGCTTGGTAAAATCCTGCACCTTTCCATTGTCATACATCATCATGCTGACTGTCATTTCAAACATGAAATCCTTTTCACAGACCGGGTGCAGGCCAAGTGGCATGGGGTCTTTTGGGTTGCTGAAGTCGGTCTTATTGCGTGCGCGAAGGCATACAATGATGTGCATATTGCTTTGTAATAATGCACCCATGAACTTCTTATGCTCAGCCTTGGCGCGCTTCCAGTCTGCCATTTTCTTTCCTTGCAACAGAGGCTGATCGGCTATATCTGAGCAACCGCCTTCGCCTTCCCATTCATGCGAACCGGAATCGATAACCAGCACTTTAACGCCTGCTTTTTGAAACTCTTCGATGGCCTGGCGATAACGGGCAGGACTAAATGGCGCATACAAATCAGCATGCAGGAATTTACCATCAAGGATGTTTGAATACAGGCGTCCGCGGCCGTTTTCCGTGTCCAGAAAACCGATTTCAGACGGTGAGTCAACCATGCCACGCGCAAGTTTGAGTGCGCTGTATGTCTTTCCGCTACCAGACTGACCAGAAATGCCAATCACTACGCGAGAACCTGAGCGTTCAGCAGGCTTGATATCAAGAATTCCCATCACTTCACCTCATTTACTATAAATTACAGGTTAAACTGCTTTTTGAACCATTCTGGAGTTTCCATTTCGATGACCGGATTACCCATTGAGTAGCCGGGCCATGAATTGGCTTTTTTGCATGCCTTATAGATTTCCATCGCGCTGCGAAGCTGAATACGACCAATGCGTAACTGCTCATCCGTCAGGCGAATCAACGCAGGGATGAATGGAGATTTTTTCTCCTGCACCAGAAGGTTTACCGATCGAGGAGCGTGCCCATAAGCCTCGACAAACATATCGTGTTGCATTGCCATCTTCATAAAGTACCCGAGCCGAGCAGCATGGCGGAAAAACTCGTCAGGCTTGGCGCTCACCGCTGTTTTGTAGTCGATGATGTCGCCGCCGCGAGTAAGACAGTCAAAGCGCACCTTGGATGGCTCACCAAGCAACTCACCAAGAATTGACACCTCGGAATAAGAACCAGAAAGCAGGCTGCTGTAATAGCTGTTTGCATGGATTACAGCGCGCATCTGCATGATGGCGTCGTAGTCATCGCCTTCCAGCATTTGCTTTCCTGCCGCAGCTTTCTCTGCCTGTTCGCGGATGACATCGTAAATCTGTACTGGCTCGCCAGTGGCCTGAATGATTTTAATCACCTCGGCTTTAGTCTTGCCAGAAAGACCTTTAATACCTCTCTCTTTTGCCCATGAGTTCATGTCAGACGCAGTTACCAGAACCGTGAGATTGCCATCTTTGTCTTTCGGAAAATCTTCGAAAACTGGCATGCGTGCATATTCTGCTTCAAATCGCTCAGGCTCAAGCAGTGCGGTATGACTACCAGTGCCGAAGACAAGAGCTTTTGATTGCTCATCTTCTTCGTCTTTGTAGCGCCATGCTGCCGGGCATCTGTCATAGATGTTCCACAGGCCAGAGCCATTGATGTGCTCTGTGTCAGCGTGATACTGGTCATTGCTGAGTTCGTTGTTTAGGTAGACTTTCATCGTTATTTACCTAATGCTTTGTTGATGGCTTCTCTGGCGAAATCCCATTCGGAATGCTCACCATGCTTATCATGTGCATGCAACGCATCAATGAGCGCTTCCAGTAATTCAGGTGCGGCAGAAATCAGATTTGCATTGGCAATGGTTGCTTCGCGTGAATGACCATCACCACAATCTGTAAAACTTTGCAGGTAAGCAATTTGCGGGCCACTGGCTCTCACCTCAATGCAAGTTGAATCATTGGGATCGCTGGCACTATTTTCTTCCCATAGCCACTCACCTTTCGTGCCTTTGAATTCATTTTCCATCTTCATCACCTCACTATTTATCGTTGAATCAATCTACATCAAACCACGTCATTCATCAAGC